CTGCCCGCCACCCTCGCCGCCATCCAGACCGAGGCCACCACCCGGGCCGATGCCGACACCGCCCTGTCCAGCAGTATCAGCACGGTCCAGGCCCGTCTGGATACCGGCGATTACGCGACCGTAAAAACCACAACCGAAACCACCGCCGCCGCCCTCGGAGAGGTGTCGGCGCGCTGGGGCGTACAGGTCCAGGCCATGGCCGACGGCACCGCCGCCGTGGCCGGCATCCAACTCCTCGCCGGCACGGACGGAGAGTCTGTGTTTGCCGTCCTGGCCGACAAACTGCTCGTATACAGCCCGGATGGCACCGGCCCGCCGAAACAGGTCATCACCCTGGGAACAGTGGCCGGCGTCACAGCCCTGGGGCTTGACGGCAGCCTCATCATCGACGGCTCCATCGTCGCCCGCCACCTGGCCGTGTCCAGCCTGAGCGTCATCACTCCCAGCATCGGCACCCTGCGCACCACCGATACCGGCGCGCGCATGGAGATCAGCGACAACGTGATCCGCGTCTACGACGCTGCCGGGCAAATCCGGGTGCTCCTGGGGAAGCTCGACTGATGTCCAACTACGGCTATCAGATCCTCGATCATCTCGGCAACGTCATGAGCGGCACCCAGAGCGCCATCCACTACCTGGGCACCATCAATGTGTCAGCGTATTCCGGTGCCGGTAGTCAGGTAATTGCCGGGGCGAAATACGCCATTGCCACACCCGCACGGAACGACGCCCTGGCGCCCCGAGTAGACGTAAACCCTGACACCGGGCTGGTCTCCTGGCCAAGCAGTGCGGTAGGCACGGATATTGCGGACTGGTTCAACGGCGGCACCCCAGACGCGGATGTCGCCATGGCGATTACAGTCATTGGAACAGGCCGCGCATCTTACGGATTGCAGGTAACCACGGAGACCGGAAACCAGATACTCGACACCTCTGCCCAGGCCATTGCCCTGGTCGCCAGCGCAACCGGCGTGGTCGGTACGGTGAGATCAGACGGCACCCGCAGGATCGACATCACCACCAGCCACGCCACCTCCGACCGGCTGTTGGTGTTTGTGCGCTCCTCCGGCTACGTCGGACTGTCCGCCCTGGGCGTCAACTCCGCGCAGCTGATGTGCTGCACCAGCGCACCCGTGGACTACAAAATTTTCGCGGTCGTCGACAGTTTCGCGGGCGCCGCCTACCGCGCCGGCAAGTACGGGCTCCTGACTTTCACCGCGGCAGGCAAGGTTTCATTTTCTGGGCAGGAAAAATACCTATCCATCGCCGGCCAGGTGCAAAAACCAGCCGCGTGGCCCATGCACATCTATCCAGGCGCGGACCCCTACCCAGCAGGTGACGCGGTGAGCGCCGTCGCTCCAGTGGCAAATCCTTACGTGTGCATCAACAGTCTACGAGGGCCAACAACCAGCATCTTCCCACCCCTGTTCGCCGCTGGCGCCCGAACCGCCTACACCACTGCGGCATGTCGCGTAGGCGGCAGTGGTGTGTATTGGATGATTGATAGCGTTTACGTGCAGCCCGGTACCGCCAGCATGAATCTCACCATCAATCTCCCAGCCCTCAATCAACGTTTTTTGCTTTGTCTATAAGGAAGCCCCATGCCTTGGTACAGAACCGGAACCATCAGCCTGACAAACGGGAGCGGCGCAGTCAACGGCGTTGGCACAGCATGGATACTCAACGCCGCCGTGGGCGAGTCCTTGGTTGCCCCGGATGGCAAGCTCTACGAGATCACCGCTGTGGCAGCGGACACCGAGATGAGCATCGCTCCCGCCTATCTCGGCGCCACCGCATCAGGCCAGGCCTACGCCATCCTCCCCAGTCAGAGCTACATCCGAGATCTAGCCGCCCAGACTGCCGCCCTGGTAAACGCCTACGCCACCATTGCCAGCAACGCCGGCGCCGGGAAATTCGCAGATGGCTCCCTGTCCGCGCCGGGCATATCGTTTGTTGTCGATACCGACACAGGTATTGTGCGTCTTGGGGCGAACGACATGGCCCTGGTGGCCAACGGCCAGAAGGTCCGCATCAGCGCCGCTGAGGGCGTCGCTATTGAAGACGGCCATCTGCGCCTCAAGGACACGGACAACGCCGCGAGAGTGGTGCAGCTCCTGGTCGCCGCCGCCCAGGCGAATGAGATGATCACCCTCACGTTCCCGGCAGCCACGGACACCCTGGTGGGCCTCGCTGCTACGCAGATCCTGACCAACAAGACCCTGGTGGCTCCGGCCTTGGGCACCCCGGCATCCGGGGTGCTGACAAACTGCACCGGCCTGCCTACTGCTGGTCTGGTGGACGACGCCGTGACCTACGCCAAGCTGCAGAACATCTCGGCCACCGACAGGCTACTGGGCCGGTCCACCGCGGGGGCAGGCAACGCGGAGGAAATCACCTGTACTGCCGCAGGACGGGCTCTGCTGGACGACGCAGACGCCGCCGCACAGCGCACCACCCTGGGGCTGGGCACGATGGCCACCCAGGCGGCTGGGGCTGTGGCGATTACTGGCGGCAGCGCCAACCTGACGACGCTATCAGAGGCATCGTCTCCTGCTGTTGTGCAGGCCGACATCGGCGCCGAACCCAACCAGATACCGCTCAACCTGCACCTCCGGCGACTGGCCTACACGGACACGGCGATGGTCCCGGTCCCGGCATCCGCTACCGCCACCGGCCGCCAGAGCGACATCGCCCAGGACGGCAGCTACCTCTACGTCTGCACCGCAACCGACACCTGGAAGCGTGTCGCCATTGCGACTTGGTAAAAGGACCGAATAATGGCCATCAGAAACATATTCCCTGAAATCAAGCCGTCGCTGAATATAGATTTTGCCAATACCAAACGGCTTGACCCTCGCATTGAGTTCACTCGGGCCACTCCGGGCAATTACTACGACGGCAAGACGTTTGCGAAAGCGGAAGAAAACCTGCTTACGTATTCGCAGGAATTTGATAATGCAACTTGGACCACTGCTGATGCCGCAGTAACAAAGTCTGGTAATACAGCGGTTGCCCCTGACGGCACATCGACAGCGGACACACTTGCAAACACCGTAGCAACTGGTGGCTTTGCTATCCAGCAGGCCCCGGCGTTTCTGGCCAACACCAGCTATACATTTAGTTTTTACGTTAAGAATGTTGATGGGCAATACGCCACAGCCACCTTGGCAGGGTCTAGCAGTAATTACGGTTACGCCGAATTTGACCTGGCCGGAGCAGTGGTATCGAGAAGCGGGGCTACCGGGACGGGCTGGTCAGTAACTGCAACATCAATCACCAGTGTTGGGAGTGGCTGGTACAGGTGTGTGGTTGTCATCACGACAGGCTCGACAGTTAGCCTGCCACGGACTCGGATTGGTTTATCAGATGGGGCGGGGACCATATCTGTAGCCGGCTTGGTCAATTACACAGCATCAAGCGTTAAAAGCATTTATATCTGGGGCGCCCAACTTGAACAACGATCTAGCGTAACAGCCTACACAGCCACCACAACGAAGCCCGTCACCAATTACCTCCCGGTGCTGATGACTGCGCCGGCCGGTGTGGCACGTTTTGACCACAACCCGGTTACTGGTGAGAGCCTCGGGTTACTGATTGAGGAGTCGCGCGCCAATCTGCTGACTTACTCTGAGCAATTCAGCAATGCGGAGTGGACAAAGACCCGGTGCAGCATCCTGGAAAATGTAATTGTTGCGCCTGACGGGACGTTGACTGGCGACAAACTGGTTGAGGATACGAGCGCCTCCAATACCCACCGAACCTCCCAGTCAATTACAACGACAGCAGGAGCCTATACCTTTACGTGTTTCTTCAAGGCCGGTGAGCGCGGGTATGTGGCGCTGTATGACTCTACTATTGGGTCTGGGCAAGTTTTTGATTTGCTTACGGGGGTAGTTGGGGTAACAACCGGCGCCGCTGCTCCTATATCCGCGTCAATACAAAGTGTTGGAAACGGTTGGTACAGGTGTTCCCTTACTGTAACAGCTACAGCAGCTAGTAACACCTTCCAGGTGTACCCGATGCAATCCAACACATCTGACACCCTTTACACTGGTGACGGTACATCAGGCATTTACATCTGGGGCGCCCAATTAGAAGCGGGAGCATTCGCCACCAGTTACATCCCGACCACCTCCGCAGGGGTCACTCGCGCTGCCGATGCGGCATCAATGACCGGAACTAATTTCTCGTCGTGGTATCGGCAGGATGAGGGGGGGTTTTTAATGTGCGCTCGTTCAGAAGGCAGCGGTAATAACGGGCGCCTTCAAATGGATGATGGCACTGCGCTCAATAGGCTAATAGTTTCAGCCAATGTAGCGGCTGCAACCGAGCAGTTTGTAATTGCTGGCAATGTAACCCAGGCCACTTTGAACGTCGGTACATTCCCATCCCCAGCAGATATAAAAAGCGCCCTGGCTTATAAAGTCAACGACTTTGCCGGAGTTGCCAATGGGGGTTCCATTGCTTCCGATTCTTCCGGTGTCGTGCCTCTCGTCACCACCATGCGTATCGGAGCAAACCAATCGGCCACATATGGACGCTCTTGGTACAAACGCATTGCCTACTACCCTGCACGCCTCACTAACGCGCAATGGCAAGCCCTGACGGCATAAGGTGAAAACGATGAAAGACTATTACCTGATATTCGCGAGCAAATCCGAAGCTGATTCCGTGTTGTACAGAAAAGGCAACTTCATGGATGCCACGCAAGAACTCGCCCATCCTGGGGAGGAGCGCCCCGCCCCCACGACGCCGGCCTTCGTGCCAAATTACGCCAACATCGACGGCTGGCACGTCAACGTGCGCGTCATGGACGGTGAGGATGAATCCGCCATCCTGCCCTATGCCGTCATCCCGGCCCAACCGATACGGGTGTGGTGGTGATCCTCACCACGACCCACCTCCCCGCCGGTGTCGACGGCATCACCCTTGGCCCGGTGATTCTGATTCGCCGTGGCTGCGAAGGGGACGCCGGCCTCATTGCCCATGAGCGGGTCCACCAGCGGCAGCAACGCCGCTGGCTCTGGCTGCCCTGGCTTGCGCTTTACCTCGCATCCAAACGGTTCCGCTTGGCTGAGGAGGTCGAGGCGTACCGGGAGCAAGCGAAGCACTACCCCGACGACCGCAGCGTGCAGTTGGCGCTGCACTTGGCAACCCGGTATCGCCTGGGCATCAGCGCCGCGGACGCCTTGAGACTGATCCGAGGGTAATCCACACCAGCACCACACCAGCCGCCTACGGGCGGCTTTTTTTTGGAGAACGCGAATGCACGAAAAGACGGGGATCATCACCTACACCGCCAGCGGGACAGCCGTGATCGGCGGCCTCACCATGACAGACTGGGCCGCCTTCATTGGCGCCGGGGTGGCCATCGCATCATTGCTGGTGAGCATCTACTTCAAACAGCAGCACTTGAAGCTGGCCCAGCAAAAGGCCCTGGAAGGCAAGGAGGGTGGCGATGTCGATGCTTAACTCCATGCGAAACAAGGTCATCGCCTCCGTCCTCGCGCTATCCTCGGCGGGTCTGGTGGCCATCACCACCTACGAGGGCATCGAGCCCGTGGCTTACCGGGATGCAGTCGGCATCCCCACCATCTGCGCCGGCCACACCAAGGGGGTGAAGATCGGGCAGAAGGAAACCATTGCCGGGTGCCTTGTGATGCTCCATGAGGACGCCACCGAAGCGGGGAAAGGCGTAGCCTCCTGCACCACGGCGCGGGTCACCCAGGCTCAATATGATGCCCTGGTGAGCCTGGCATTCAACATCGGCACAGGGGCCTACTGTAAGTCCACCCTGGTGCGAAAGCTGAATGCCAGGGACTGCCTGGGCGCGGCCGACGAGTTCATGCGATGGAACAAGGCTGGCGGCCGGGTGCTGCCTGGCCTGACCTACCGGCGCCAGAAGGAGCGTGCCGGATTTCTGACCGGGTGCGAGGGGGCGCGATGAAATGGGATGCCCGCACGATGATCGCCTTTGCCTTTGCCCTTGCTGCCTGCGCCGCGTGTGCCCTGTGGTGGCTGATGCGACACAACACAGAGCACAGCCCCGTCGCCATTGCCACCCCGGCGCCCCAGGTGGCAACAGTGCCGACGGTGACCATCCAGCCCGCCCAGGTCCGCGTCCTGGCGCCGTCCGCGAAACGCAAACTGGCCCTGCCGGCAGCCGTGCAGGCTGACGCCCAACAGCACGTCGCCGCAGCCACCCGCGTCGACCCAGGCATCCGCCCCGTGACCGTCACCAGCGTCCTCGATGCGGACACCGGTGAGATCACCACCTACACCCGCGAGGAGCCGCTCCCCTGGCTCGCCACCACCCGCCGCGGCGAGATCGGCCTCGCCTACGGCCTCCGCTCCGGCCAGCAGACCGGCCGCCTTTACCTGCACCAGGGGTTGGTCGACCTCAAAACGCTACGCCTCAATGGCATCGCCCACCTCGACCAGGACGGCCAGTGGTTCGCCGGCGTTGCCCTGGCCTATCGGTACTGAGTGCACACGTCTGCACCATGACCCCTGATCCCGGCACCGTAGAGGTGCTGGTGTGACTTGGATCAGTGGACTGCGCCGTGTGGGTCAAAACGCTGTCCAAAACCTTGAAAACACCCACGCAGGAATGCGGGCTCCCGTGGTAGTCCGGGGATTGATTTAAT